TTATCAGCGACAGGCGATCTGAACGCTGGTGATGTAATCATTGTAAACAGTGGTGGATCAAATGGTGTAGTAGATATTTTAATCGTATCAGCTGCAACATCCTCTACAGTAACAACTGCATTACTCGCATAATGATATTGGGGGGATTTATTCCCCCCTTTAACTATGGCAGATACTAAAGTAGACATTTGTGCAAGAGCCTTAATTCTTATAGGCGCACAACCTATATCTTCTTTTGATGATGGATCAACAGAAGCATTAGTAGCTTCCAATATTTATGAAAACATTACTCAATCAATTCTTTGTAGACATAGATGGAGATTTGCAACAGAACAACAACAACTTTCTTTATTAACTGCAACACCTACAGGTAGATATGAATATGCTTATCAACTACCTACCTCACCAGATTTATTACAATTAAATACAATTACAGTCGCTGATGTACCTATTGAATATGCTAGGTATGGAGATAAAGTATTTGTAAATGGGTATGATTCACAGTCAGCATTGATTGCTGATTATATATTTAGACAAGATGAATCAGAGTTTCCTGCGTATTTTAAAGATGCGTTAGAATTAAAGTTAGCTTCTAGGTTTGCTGGATCAGTAGCTAGAGATGCAGCTATGATTAAACAATTTAGTGATGAAGCAGAAAGACAAATGCTTATTGCTAAAAATACAGATAGCCAAGAAGTAACAAGTAGAAAACTTAACACAAAGAGATTTATAACAAACAGATTAACTACTAGGGGATATTAATGGCTAATACCCTAAGAACCGTTTACACTAATTTTGGAAGTGGAGAACTCAATCCATTATTAGTTACAAGAACAGATGCTAACGCATACTTTAGTGGTGCTAAAACTTTACGTAATTGGTACTTACTAGATGAGGGTGGTATTATGCGTAGACCTGGAACTACATATAAAGCTACTTTGCCAGGAGCATCAAGAGTTATACCATTTATATTTTCTAATGATGAACTAGCAATATTTGTTTTATCTAATAACAGATTAGATGTTTATGGATCTGATGGTGCAGCTATACAAACAAATATAACTAGTAACTGTAATTGGACCACAGCTCAATTATTTGAAATAAACTTTGCACAGTTCGGCGATACGGTATTTCTCACACATAGAAACAATCCTATAAGAGAAATAAAAAGAACTAGTGCAAGTACATTTACTGTGTCTGCTTTTACATTTGAAGAAGATACAAGTGTAACTGTAGGTGGTATAAACAAAACTACACAACCATTTTATAAATATGCACCTGCTTCAGTAACAGTAACGCCCTCTGCTACAAGTGGAACAGGGGTAACGCTTACAGCTAGTGCTAATACTTGGGATGCAAATCATAATGGTACTTATTTAAAGATAGGTGGTAAACAAGCAAAAATAACTGGATATACAAGTGCAACTGTAGTTACTATTACAATATTAGAAACATTAGCTGGAACTAGTGCTGAAGCAGATTGGGAAGAACAATTAATTTCAGCTGTAAGAGGATTTCCACAAGCAGTTACGTTTCATGATAATAGATTATATTTTGCTGGAGTTAGAGATGCTCCTGCTGCTGTAGTAGGATCACAGGTTGGTGGATATTTTAATTTTGAAGTAGGTAGTGGAGCAGCTGATGAAGCTATCAATGTATTTGTATCTGGTGATAGAGTAAACGAGATTAGACATTTGGTATCTTCTAGAAATTTACAAGTTCTTACAGATGGTGGTGAATATTTTGTTCCTACATCTACAGATACTTCAGCTGTAACACCAGCTAACATTACATTTCTTAGACAAACACCTTATGGTTGTAGTAGAGCTAAACCTATTATATTTGATGGTGCAACATTGTATGCACAAAAAAATGGTAAAGCTGTTAGAGAATATTTATTTAGTGATGTAGAAAATGCTTATGCTTCTACTTCTATATCTATTTTAGCATCTCATTTAGTTAATGATCCAGTAGATATGACCATGATAACTGGTACAACAACTAGACCAGAACAGTTTGCTTTTTTTACAAATAATGATGGAACACTGGCGTTGTTTCATAGTGTTCGTGCAGAAAAAATAGCTGGTTGGACCTTATGGAGTACTAAGAGTGGAGATGAGTTTACTAGTATTACAGCAGTAAACGAAAATTTATTCTGTGTTGTTAAAAGACAACTAGAAGGTGGAACTGTATATACATTAGAAAAGTTTGCTGAACAGGATGATTTAACATTAGATTGTTCTGGAACAACTACTGTAAATCAACAAGGAACTCCTTTAGTAAATGGTGCTAGTCAAACAGGTACAAGTTTAAATGTTGATGGATATTCAACTGCACCTAATACAGGTGATGTTATTACTATAGCTGGGATTACTGGTAGTTATGAAATACAAACAGTTACAGCTACAGCTAGTGGTCATACTGTAGTTTTAGACCAGGCACTAGCTTCTTCACCTGCTGATAACGCTGCTATTACTATTACTTCAGGTCGTGTCCATAACAGTCCAGCTCACTTAACACAAGAAACTGTTAATGCTGTTGATGGTACATTTTCATTAGGATCATTTACAACATCAGGTAGTGATACAATTACATTTGATGTAGCTCATAGTGCTGGTGTAATAGTAGGATTTAATTATGAACCTAGCCTTGAAACTATGCCTATTGATAGAGAAGTACAAAATGGTCCATTGACAGGTCAGATAAAGCGTATATCTAGAGCAGTTATAGACTTATCAGATTCTTTAAATGTAGCTTTACAAGCAGCGGACAGTACTGCTAAAAGTTTAGTTATAAGAGATGTAGCATTTGATGTAGCAGCTCCAGTAGCTAAAGTAACAGGAAAAAAAGAGTTTTTCTTTTTAGGTTATGATAGAGAGCCTACATTGAAGATAACACAAACAGCACCCTTGCCTTTAAAAGTTTTGGGTGTAGCATTAGAGGTAGTATTTTAGGATGGGCGTAGAAACAGCATTATTAATATCAGCAGGAGTAGGAGCAGTTAGTTCTGTAGCTCAAGCCAGAGCTGCAAGTTCAGCTTTAAATCAAACTATTGAAAGATATAAAGACGAAAAGAAATATGCAGAGTTAAGAGCAATACAAGATGAAAATGCACGTAGACGTGTAATGGATGAAACACTTGCAGCAAATAGAGCTATTGCTGGAGCTGCTGGTATATTAGATGATAGTAGATCATTTTTATCTATTCAAGAAGATGTAGTAGCAAATGCAGTAAAAGATATTAAAAATATTAGATTAAATGCAAAAATAGCTAACTCTAAATATGATCAAGCTATAGTTAATTCAAAAATAGAAAAACAATCAGTAGCATATAATGCAATAGCTGATGTATCTAGTTATGCTATGAATGGTTGGAACTATTATAAATATTATAGTCCTGCACCAAAAACTAGATTAAGAGGTTTAAGTCCAGGAGAAAGTCAGGCTAGATTTGGAACTCCTTTAGCAGCAGGGATGCAAAGATAATGGCACTAAAAAGAGGACAAGAACTAAGTAGAGGTGTAAGAAGAACACAATTAGAAAATTCTTTTGGAGTTGTATCAGCTAATACAGCTAGTCTTGGACAAATTGGTGGTAAATTAGCAGAAACTGCTGAAAAGATAACTTTATTCCAAGCCGATATAATGGATAAAGAATGGCAAAATGATTTTGATAAAAACTCATCTATTTTTATAGCAGAAGAAACAAGGAAAGAACTTAATAGTCCAAATCCAGATTTAGTAGGATTACAACAAAAGTTACTTGCATATAAAGATTCTTTATTGAATGAAGCACCTGCTAGATTTGCAAACTATGTAACTAATAAACTAGATATATCTTTTGCTGAAAATATTAACTTAGTTAAAGATTATGCTAATGATGTTAAATATAACAACTTACTAACAGATACAGAAAACTTAGAACAACAATATTTAGCTGAAACATCAAACTATGTAGATCAAGTAATTGCACAACATCCACAAGATTTAGAAACACAACAACAATTAATACAAGCTCATTACAATAGTGTAGTAACTCCAAATATTGATAGAATTGCAAAAAACTATGAATCTTTAAATTTACTAAAGCCTTTAAAAATTACACCTGGATATATTGAAAATAGAATTAAGTTATATCAAATAGATTTTTTATCAGAAAAAATGATAGGAGATGCAAAGTCTATTATTGGAGCTATTGACTTTGAAAATAATACAGCACTGCAAAATGCAGACGAACTAATGGAAGCTAGAAAACTTATAAACGATTTAAGACAAGATTTTATTGAAAATCCAGATTCAAGAGAAATGAATAATTTAACTGATGAACAAGTAGCTTTAATTGATAAAAAGTTTACACAAGAAACAGAAAGATTACTTAATTTAGAAAGTGAAAAAATAGAACAGTCAGAGATAGCTTTAACAAAAGTAATTGAAGATATGGGTGCTGCATATATTAATGAGTATCAAACAAATCCTTTTAAAGCAATATCAGCTAATCCAAGTGCTATGTTAGAAGAACTAGCAAGTAATCAATATTTTTCACAAAGACCTGAATTAGCATTAAAAGTATTAGATGACTCTATTAGAGCTGCAAATATACATAAAGTATTAGCACAAATTAAAGAAGAAAATAATGGAACTATGCCTGTGCCTAGTCCTACATTAAGTACGTTAGTAGAAACACGTGCAGGTGTAAGTTTGGAACAAGGAGAGTTAAATCAATATTTATTTAATATGAATGGTACTCAAGCCTTAACTACTAATGAATATATGAAACTAGTATCTGATAGAAATGAAGATCCTAACTACGGAGCAAAGCTAGATAATTTTAAAACAATAAATCAAATAGAGTTAGAGAAATACAACTTATTTAGAATGGCTAACTTTGAAAAGAATCTTGCTAATGGAATATATCCTCCAGATACAGCACAAGTGTTTGCTGGTGTAGATGCTATATTAATGAAAGACAAAATATCAGATACAGATTTAGAACAAATTAACAATGTATTTAGATTTTATAGAGTAGCTAAAGGTAATAATGCTGAAGAACTATTTGCACAAAACTTTGGTGAGGCATCAGATTTTTTTCAATATTTAGATGGATCAAGAAGTAGTGATCTTTTTGGAGATGCTGTAATAACAGAAATTGGTTCATTAAGAGGTATGATAGAAGAATATAAAAATAATAAAAAAGAACCATTTGATATAGAAGCTGCTAATCAATACTTAGCAGACAATGATTTGTCTTATATAACTACTGATCTTTTAGAAACAAAAATATTAGAAGATATTAGCACTCAGTATGGAGTTGGTGCATTAATGGATTGGTTTATGGGAAAAAATAAAACAGATGCTTATACTGATTTATTTAATATTCCTGAAAGCCAAAGAATAGTAATGGGAATCTTACAACCACTTACTGTTTCACCTGAAACTTTTAGAAAAGCTAATGCAATACAAATAGATCCTGTTGTAGAATCACAATTACAAAAACAATATATATTAGAACTTAAAAAAGCTGGTGTTGATTTTAGTTTAGCAGGTAAAAACGATCAGTTATTACAATCACAAATAAAAGAACATCAAGAAATGTCATTGACTAGAGCTGTTAGATTTTTAAGAGATAATAATTTTGGTGTTAGTTCTTATCAAAGTCCTAATGGTGGAGCAAAGTTAGTTTATGATCCTGTTGATAATAAAATACCTTACGACAACAAAGCAGATAAAGATATGTATGTTGCAGTTCATTTTTATAACAGAATTAAAGACATGGAAGAAAAATATACTCCAAAACGTATGATGGATATGTACCCAGATTTATATATTAAGTCAATGGGAACACAAGATGAAGAAAAAGTAATATTTGATTTAAATAGAGCATATGAAATAGCTATTGAAAATAAAGGTGTATTTTTTACTAGAGAGCCTGGAACTGATGTTTATAGATACAATTTAAATCCAGAAGTATTTATTAATGGAAATAGATTTGAATTAGATGGTGATATTGACGATCCACAATATTTTAGACCAGATGATGTACTAGTAGTTGGTGATCAATTAATTAGCAGAGAATCTGTTATTGGTAATGGTATAGATATGTTTTTAGATAAACAACCAGACCTTGCTATATTTGAAAGATTAGGTCTATCAGATAGAGGAATAAAAAATCTTTTATATACTGTTTATTATCCAGGAATGAGGCTAATGACATCTACAGAAGATATTATTGACTACTTAGAAAAACAAACATCTGATATTGGTGGTAAAATTGAGTAATGAGTAATGTTGTATATAAAAGTTTTATAAAAGCAAATAGACCTAAAAATCTTACACCTGAATCATCTATTAGTAATTTTTTTGCAAGACCAAAATTAAAACAATTACAACAAGGTTTTGCTGATGAAAATAGTGTAGCACTATCATATTCTACATTTATTAAAAGAAACAAACAGTTTGAAGAAGATCCAGAATACTCACCTTTTTATGATGAAGAATTAAAACCGTACTTAGCTAATATAGATTATTTTAAATCATCTAGTAGTAAGGAAGAAACTCGGTATATGATTCAACAATTAAAACAAGAAAATCAATTAATATCACAAAACCCTGGAGCGTATTTTTTAGGTAGATTAACAGGTGCAATATTAGATCCTGTAAGTTTATTTGCTTTTAGTGCTAAATCTATGAGAACTGCTACAGGAGCATTAAATGTAAAAAAGGTTACAGGAATAGTTGCTGCTGAAGAATTGTATAAACAAACAATAGATAATAACAGAGAAACACAATTAACATATCAAGTACCTATAGGTACAGCGATTACTACAGGTATTTTATCTGGTATTAGCAGACTTAGAAACACACAAGGTGCGGAAGCAGTAGCCAAACATAATAAAAATATGGATCGTGCTGATAGAAAAGAATCAGAAGTAGCTTCTGCAAAGACTATAGATGAAGCTGATGTTGATACTAGAATTACAGAACCTAATAAAAAAATGGAACCTCAAAGTGCAGGTGCTAGTTCAAATGCTACTGGTAGATCTTACAATGATGATTTATTTGATGAGGAATTTGTAAATACTTTAACTGGTCTAGAAAATTCACCATTAACTCCTGTATTTAGATTAATCAAATCACCAGTTTTAGTAATGAGAGAGTTAGTTACTGATATGTTAGATACTAAGTTAATTCAAAAGAAAAATTTAAAAGGTATAGAAACTACGCAATCTATAGAATCTAGAATAGCTAGAAAGAATTTATATGTAGTAGAAAATGTTAGATTGATAAAAGATCAATTTAAAAAGTATTTAGAAAGACTTTATACAGAAAAACGACTCGGTAAACCCAACATAATTAATAGAACAGTCAATCGTTTTAAGACAGATGATATTATGTCTGAACAAGAATTTAGAAGGCAAGTTACTAAAGCATTGGTAAAAGAAAATTTTGGAGCAGATGAATTAGCTCCAGAAATAGTAGAAGCTGCAAGAAAAATTAGAACAAACTTTTTTACATTAATTGGCAGAGAAGCAGATGCAGAAGAACTATTTAGTTTATATTCTAAAGTAATTATAGCAGGTTTGAAAAAGACAAGAGATAGAATGAAAAGTAGTGGTAAAAGAACTACAGTACAAAAAGGTAAAAAATATACATTAGAGCAAATAGAAAAAAGAATAAAAGAAGAAGAAGCTAGATTAAATACTATAAATGAAACAGGTCCATTACGTAGAAACTATTTACCTAGATATTGGAGAAAAGACTTAATAAGAAAAAATATTGTAAAGTTTAAAGAAGATTTAAGAGTATCGTTTCATAATAAAGGAATACAAGTATCTGCTAAAGAGATAGATGAAATAGTAGATGATATTATTACCTCAACACCTTTTAACAAATTACCAAAAAACCCTATAGGTAAAGATGATACATTTGATTTAGAGTTTGCTTTTCAAGCATCTGGAATATCTAAACATTTACGTAATAGAGTATGGAATTTTGATGATGAGTATCTATTAGCTAGAGGTTATATGGAAGATGATATTAGTGTGATTATGAAACAATATTTTAATTCTATTATGCCTGATATTGAAATAGCTAAAACATTTGGTGATGTAGCTATGATGGGTTTGCGTGGTCCTGGATATAGACCTGGCATAGCAGAAGCTAGATTAGAATGGGATAACTATATAAATACAAAAGCACCAGCAGCAACTAGACCAAGATTAAGAGCTGAGTTAATAGAAAAAAGAAATGCAGAACTAAGAGATTTAGAAGCTATGAGAGATTTACTTAGAGGAACATATGGATTACCTGCTGATCCTAGTGGTGCATTTCCTGCTGCTATTAGAACTATTAAAAATGCAAACAATATGATTTTTCTATCAGGATTTTTATCTGCTGCTCCTGATATGGCTAGATTAATAATGCAAAATGGATTGAAGAATACATTTGGTCAATTATTTGAAACAGCTACAAGTGGTATGTATAAGCAAGTAGCAAAGCTATCTAAGAAAGAAGCTGAAATGGTTGGAGAAGCATTAGATATGGTATTTGCTAGTAGAGCATCTATTTTAGGAAATGTAGATGATTTGGTATTTGGAATGAATTCTATAGAAAGAGCTACATCTAAAATGAACTCGATATATTTCACCTTTGTTAATATGATGAATGTTTGGAATACAGGAATGAAATCTGCATCATCATTTATAGGTGGAACTAAAATTATACAATTATCGGAAAAATTTGTTAAAGGCACTATTACCAGAAAAGATATGGCTAAGCTAACAACAAATGGAATAAACAGAGATATGGCTAAAAGAATATATGAGCAATATCAAAAGTTTGGTTTAGGTGATAAAGCAACAGAAACAGGTGGTTTTAAATACAATAGAATAGCTAGATCAGATTTATGGGAAGATAGAGCAGCAGCAGAAGCATTTGGAAATGCTCTTAGAAAAGAAATTAGAACTACCATAGTAACACCAGATAAAGGTGATGTACCACTATGGATGAACACACAAGTAGGTGGATTATTATCACAATTTAAAAAGTTCGGTATGGGAGCAACACAAGCAATACTAATGAGAGGTTTACAAGAAAGAGATCAAAACTTCTTTACAGGTTTACTATTCTTAGTAGGTCTTGGTGCTATGGTTGATATGATTAGAACTAGAGCTTTTGATAGAGATTATTCTAAAAAGAAACTAGGAGATAAGATTGCTAGTGCTATAGATAGATCAGCTGTTATTGGTATATTTAGTGATGTAAATAGAATGATAGAAGTAATGAGCAATAATGATTTAGGTATCGCTCCAGCATTAGGTGCTGGTAAGCCTTATGATTCTACATTTAAACAAAAAATGGGATTAATTGGACCTAGTGGTAGTTTACTTGCTAATATGTATGAGATTATGATTGATACAGGTAGTGGTAATTATGACTATACTACTGCTAGAGCTATACGAAGGTCTTTACCTTTGCAAAATATATGGTATTTAGATGGTATCTTTGATAGATTGGAAAAGAGTATAAGATAATGGCAATCCAAATTAGTGATACAACACCTAGAGTCCAATATACAGCTACGTCTGGACAGACTACATTTGCTGTTAATTTTGAATTTTTTAATGTAGCAGACTTAAAAGTTTACAACGGTACGACACTCCTTACTTACAACAACTCACCTTCATCTGCATCACAATACAGCGTTACTGGTGCAGGTGTTACAGGTGGGGGATCTATAACATTAGGAGGATCAGGTGCAACCCTGAATGATAAAATTACTATAGTTAGAGATCTAGCTATATCTAGAACATCTGACTTTCCTGTATCTGGTAACTTTCCAATACAAACTCTTAATACAGAACTAGACAAGATTGTTGCTATGATGCAACAATTAGAAGAACAGTTTGCTAGAACACTACAATATCCTGTTACTACAACTACAGGATTTAATGTAGACCTACCAGATCTAGTAGCTAATAGAGTATTATCCGTAAACTCAGATGCAACTGCATTATTAGCTAATCAAGAACTAGGTACAAACAAAGGTAACTGGGCAGCTTCCACTAGTTATCAAGTTAGAGATTTAGTTAAAGATACATCTACAAATAATATATTTTTTGTTAATACTGCACATACATCAACTGGTAGCCAACCATTAACTACCAATGCTAATAGTGCTAAATATGATTTAATAATAGATGCGGCATCAGCTACTACGTCAGCTACAAATGCTGCTAGTTCAGCTACAGCTGCCGCATCAAGTGCAACTACTGCATCTGGACACGCAACTACAGCAACTACTAAAGCTGGAGAAGCTGCAACTTCAGCTTCAACTGCTTCGACACAAGCTACAAATGCAGCAAATTCTGCTACTGCCGCAGCCACTTCTGCAACCAATGCTGGTAACTCAGCTACTGCCGCTGCTTCATCTGCTACTTCAGCTGCTACAAGTTTTGATAATTTTGATGATATTTTTCTTGGAGATAAATCATCTGATCCAAGTGCTGACAATGATGGTGATGCGCTACAAACTGGAGCATTGTATTTTAATACTTCAGATAATACCTTTCGTGTTTACAACGGATCAGCCTGGCAATCTACAACTCCAAGCACATCAAATCAAACTAATATTAATAGTGCTGTATCAAATGCTAGTAATATTAATGCTGTTGCAGGTAATGCCAGCAATATAAATTCTGTAGCTGGTAATTCTTCTAATATTAATTCGGCAGTTAGTAACGCATCTAACATCAATACTGTAGCTGGTAATAATTCAAATATTACTACTGTTAGTGGTATCTCTGCAAATGTAACTACTGTTGCAAACATTGCTTCTGATGTTACATCTCTAGCTAACTCTTTAGAAAAAACATATACCGTAACTGTTGCAAATCCAGGATCTGGAAATGTTTTTGTTTTAGATGGTGTTAATAATCCAGCTATTACAATTATTAGAGGTAATGAATATATATTTGATGTTTCAGACAGTTCTGTTACTGGTCATCCATTAGCTTTCAAAGATGGATCAGGTAATGCCTGGACCTCTGGTGTTACAGTATCTGGCACAGCTGGTTCTTCTGGTGCTAAGGTTATATTTGAAGTTCCGTCAAATGCTCCAAACTCTATGAGATATTATTGTACATCACATGGTAACTCTATGGGTAATACAATTACAGTAACTGATAGTGCTATTACGACTGTTTCTAATAATATTACAAATGTAAATTCTGTAGCGTCAAATGCTACAAACATAAACGCTGTAGCAAATAACAGTTCAAATATTAATACTGTAGCTGGAGCTGCAACAAATATTAATACAGTTGCTTCTAATGTTTCTGGTGTAAATAGTTTTGCTGACAGATATAGAATTGCATCATCCGCTCCAACGACATCTCTTGATGTCGGTGATCTGTATTTTGATACAACTGCTAATGAACTAAAAGTTTATAAATCAAGTGGTTGGGCTGCTGCTGGATCTACAGTTAATGGAACATCCCAAAGATTTACTTACACAATATCAGGCACACCAACTACTGTTACTGGTAGTGATAATGCTGGAAATACACTTGGATATGATGCTGGATTTGTTGATGTATATTTAAATGGTGTGAAGATGGTAAATGGTACAGATGTAACTGTAACTTCTGGCACATCTGTAGTATTTGCTAATGCTTTAGCGAATGGTGATATAGTAGATATAGTAGCTTTTGGAACATTTAATGTTGCTGCTATGAACGCAAATAACTTAAATTCTGGCACAGTACCAATAGCTAGATTAGGTACATCTGGTACTAAAGATAGTACAACATTCTTAAGAGGTGATAATACTTTTGCTGTTGTAGATACAACAAATGCTTCTAACTTATCAACTGGTACTTTACCTAATGCTAGATTATCTAGTGTACCGAACTCTGCTTTAGCAAACTCATCTATTACTATCAATGGAGCTGCTGTTTCTCTAGGTGGTAGTGTAACTGTAGAACAAGATTTTTCATGGGAAACAAAAACTGCAAATTTCAATGTTAGTGCAAGAAGGGGTTACTTTGTAGATACTTCAAGTAATACTGTTACTGCAACTTTACCAGCATCTCCAAGTGTAGGTGATGATGTAAGGTTTATTGATGTGTCTGCTACATTTGATACAAACAACTTGACTGTAGCTAGAAATGGTAAGAAAATACAAGGTGATGCTAGTGATTTAACTGTCGCTAC